CATGGAAACATCGGTCTTATTCCACACTCTGATGTTGAAACTTTATGCAAAAATATAACGATTAAATAATATACAATGGAAACAAAAGATTTAAAGAAAAGATTTAAGGATTTGACAGTGGTTAAATTGACAATGGATGCAGTCTATTCCCGCCGGGATATTGAAGAGAAAGTAAGAAAACAGTTTGGGAACACAGTTCTCCGGTACGAACATAACGGAAAAAAGGTAAATATAGCATCCAGCGCTACGTATGGCAAGTTTATAGGACAACTGAAGCAAGGAGTCAAAGTTGTTATGACTGGAGCTGAAATTGAAATGAAGCCGGAGTATGCGAAAAAGGCTTGGAAAGTCAGAACAGAACCTTCATTTATGTGCGGCGAGTTCGTCGTTTGGTTGGAAGGTTTTAGCGGTGCATATTCTTGTAAAATGCTAAGATTTCCGGAACCGGATGAAGATTTACCATTCTAATTAAGAAGATATGAATATAGGATACATAAGACAAAAAGAGAAGGAGCATGCCTGTGATTACTGGCTCATGCTCGCATATCGTACGTTATTAGGACGTGCTAAGAGTAGCCGAAAGCGTAAACAATTAGCTCGAAAGATAATCCGTATATGCAAAGGAAAGGATAAACATATCATGGATATATCTGATGATTACAGGTTTTGGACAGCGAAGGAAATGTATGATTATATAGTTAAAGCAAAGAAAGCTGTATTGCTCATCATGCTTCTGTTAATGTTCTGTAGTTGTAGAACGTACAATGTATATCTTATTGATACAAATTCGGAACCGGTTTATTCCGCTCCGGTAAAGCCTCTTGCAAATAGATATACTTCCTCTTTTCAAAAGGCTGACAGTCTTTTTGAAAAGGTCTCTAAAGAAGCGGTTAAAGCCGCATACGAGAAAACAAAACATTTAATTCCAAATTAAAACATCTAATCATGGAGATTAAGATATGTAGAAAATGCGGCAAGGAATTGTCGATAGATAACTTTTATAAGGATAGAACCACCAAGGATGGGGTTGGCTTTTACTGCAAGGCTTGCATAAAATCCTATAACGCCTCTGAGAAGGCCGATACAGAGGGGAAATATACAAAAGTATACACGAACCCAGAATTGGCAAAATTCAAACCAAGGGAGCTTATAGATGAGCTGAAGGCTAGGGGATACAAAGGGACGCTCACCTACGAGCAAATAATTACATTCTAATATAAAAATAACAAGCTATGGATAGAACTGAAAAATTAATAAGCATCTTGCGTGATCAATACGAGATGAAGATACAGTCTAATAATGACGGAATATCTTGTGATGGCGGGAAACTAATGAACTTGCCGTTCAGAGCTTGGGTTTTTCCTCAATTATGCAAGGCTCGTTTTTTTTGTCGTTTTAAAATGGCCGAAAGAAGGATCTCTTTTGAGTATAGATCTTCAATACCGGGATGATTTTGTTCCTCTGGAAGTAATGATCGAGGCTACAGTAGAGAAGTTTATAAATGAAATAAATAGACTAATGATTTAAATCAGACATATGAATAAAATTCTAGGAAAAAAGAAGACTGACGACCGTAAGCAGCTCTTGATACGGTATAGATTAGATGAAAACGACAAGGTTAGTTTCACTCATCCATGCTGCGAAGATATACCTGCAAGACTCTTCTTCAAAGTAATGGAAGCCCTTTCGATCGTAGAAAGAGAATGGAATTTAGTACAAACTAAGCAATTAGAGGAAACTCCTTATAAAGAAGGAGGTTACATAAAAACCGAGTTGATAAATCCAATGATAGTATTAAATGATTTACCGCTTCGTAAGATGATAGCGAGTGGGATATTCCACATAGATCCTAATACAAGAAAGTTTTTCGTCTTAAAAAAAGATTACGATGAATTTATGGAAATGGAGAATAACAAGAAAGCTTCGCTTGATAGCGGTATGGAACAACATTCTTGCGAAACGATAAAATACCAATACAAGTGTATCAGAAGAGATCTTAACGATCTCATGGGAGACGTATCAATGAGTGATTTGGGGCATGATGGTTGGGAGCTAGCGAGTTTCCAGTTGGGCCATAGGTACGCTGCGTACATTTTCAAAAGAGAAGTAACGGAAACCTCTCTTTGACTTGTCCGAGGAGCAGCATGAACTACTTAATATATTCGTGAGTCACATATATCTATTACAAACATTTTAAAATTCAAATCATGAACAAACAAGAATTAGTGGCGAGAATCGCCGAAGTATCCGGAGTAGACAAAAAGGAGGTAGAACACGTACTAAACGTAGAAAGAGACGTGATTATTGACACGCTCCAAGGCGGCGAAGATATCTTTAACCGTGGCTTCGGATCTTTCCAGATCAAGGCACGTGCGGCACGTGTGGCCCGCAATCCGAAAACGGACGAGAAGATCTACGTCCCCGAGAAGAAGGTAGTGAAATTCAAGCCTGCCTTCAAGCTGGATTAAACAAGAGGGTGAGACGGACTTTGGTCCGTCCTCCCTTCTTTATGGCCCAGGGTGATTGAGACGTGACCGTTCTTCAATGGAAATCCGCACGAGGGGTTCGATTCCCTTCGGGGTCGCATAGACAATAAAACTTATATCTTATGGCACTTATATCAAAAGATTTATTCGGAAATATATCTATCAATGGCTTATCCTACGAGCAAGCCCGGGAGCTATTAACCGCTTTGCGTGAGGCGATGTCTACCCGCCGTAACTCCGGGAGGCCCTTGAACGAAATAGTGGCGAGGATCGCCCACGAACTGGATAACAAAACCAAATAATAAGAAGGGATGATATGAACGTTGAACTCGAAAGACAGATTGATCTTGTATTGGATGTCCCCATCGACAATGTGATCGGCTCAGATACGAACTTGACTCGCCGGGGATCGAACCTCGTGGGTATCTGCCCTCTTTGTGGGAAAGGGGCTAAAACTCCTCCGTTTACCGTCTTTAGCAAGACGAACTCATGCAAATGCTTTTCTTGCCTTGAAGGAGGCAATACCATAAGCTATGTAATCAAGAAACATGGACTTACCTTCATGGAAGCCGTGAAGCGTATCGCCAAGGAGAACAACATCCCTTGGAACGACGATTACAAGCCAACCGAAGGGGAGGTCCGGGAGGGGGCCAGAAGAGAGGCGGCCCGTATCCTTATGAAGCAAGTGGCCGATTACTATGTAGCGAACCTTGAGTCGGAAAAACCGCAAAAGGATTACGTGATCAATCGCTGGGACGAGAAGACGGCGAAGATCTACGGCATAGGCTTCGCCCGTGATTCATGGAACGACTTGCTCAACCACGCCAAAGCCTCCGGATGGAATATTGAGCTGCTGGAGGAATTGGGCATGCTGAAACGCAAGGAGAACTCGGATCATCTATACGACTTCTTCCGTGGACGCATCATGATCCCCATCCGTGACCGTTGGGGCAATATCATCGCCTTTACGGGACGAGACACTACAAAGGCCGATAACGTGGCGAAATATATCAACAACAAGGAGACCTTCCTTTGCAGCAAGGGCAAAACCCTGTTTGGCATAGATACGGCCTACGTCATGGCCTCCAAGGAACGGAAGGTCTACGTGATGGAAGGCGCTCCGGACGTGATCCGGATGAATAAGATATCCGTGTTCAATAGCGTAGCCTCCTTGGGTACGGCCTTTACGGAGGAGCAATTCGCCCTTCTTAAAAAGATGAACGTGGAAACGCTATGCTTCATCCCCGATCAAGACGAGCCCGGGCTGAAGGCCCTCCAGAAGAACGCCCTTTCCGCTTTGCGAAACGGATTCGCCGTATCCGTAAAGACGATCCCCACGGAACCGGGCAAGAAGGAGGACGCTGATTCTTATTTCAATGCCCCCGGGAAATTCGAGGCGATCAAGGAGGAGGATTTCATCATCTTCCACGCTACCGAGCTATTCAGAAAGAACGACACGATAGCGGACAAGAACCAGTGCCTTGAGGAGATAGCCGCCATATTGAGCACGATATCATCGGAGGGCGCAAGGGAAAGCTATGTTTCCCGCCTCACGAAAATCTACGGCAAACTGAGCGTATGGAAGAAGGCTATCGCCCAATGCCAGAAAGATGCCGTGAAAAAGAGCACGCAAAACCAGAACACGTTCAATCTGGATACGTTGCAGCAATATGGCTTTCTTTATTCCAACAACTGTTATTTCTCGATCAGCGACAACGGAAGCCGGGAGCAATGGAGTAATTTCACCATGATCCCCCTTTTCCATATAAAGGACGCTACCAACCCTAAGCGCATGTATTCGATCAAGAATTGTTTTGGCTACGAGTGTATCATCGAGATGAAGCAAGAGGAATTGGTTTCGATGAATAAGTTCAAGATGAAACTGGAGGGCTTGGGCAATTTCATCTGGGAGGCTGGCGAAAGGGAGCTTATCAAGCTGAAGAAATTCCTGTACGAGAAAACCGAGACGGCTACAGAGATTACCCAACTCGGATGGCAGAAGACCGGCAACTTCTTCGCTTTCGGCAACGGTGGTTTCAATGGCTCGGAATTCATTAAGTGCAACGAGTATGGTATCATCAAGATGGACGGCGGCAACTATTATCTTCCGGCGGCCAGTAAGATTTACCAAGACGAGGAGAACCTATTCCAGTTCGAGCGTCGCTTCGTTCACGACAATAACGGAAGCATCTCCCTTTATGATTATGCGGTGCGCATGATAAACGTTTTTGGCGATAACGCCAAGATCGGCCTGTGTTTCCTAATGGCTACCTTATTCAAGGATATCATCGTAAGGCATACGAAATCGTTCCCTATCTTGAATCTGTTTGGGCCTAAAGGAGCCGGTAAGTCGGAGATGGGACACTCATTGATGTCTTTCTTCATTCCTCGTAATACGCCTCCAAACTTATCCAACTCCACGATACCGGCCTTGGCGGACGCTGTGGCCCAATGCTCCAACGCCCTCGTGCATCTGGACGAGTTCAAGAATAGCATAGACTTGGAGAAACGGGAGTTCCTGAAGGGCCTTTGGGATAACGCCGGCCGTAGCCGCATGAACATGGATAAGGACAAGAAGCGGGAAATAACCAACGTGGATAGTGGCATCATCGTATCCGGACAGGAAATGGCCACGGCCGATATCGCCCTTTTCTCCCGCTTCGTTTTCCTTTGCTTCACGCAAACGGAATACTCGGACGAGGAGCGGAACCGTTTTCAATCCCTAAAGAATGTCGAGGGATTGGGATTATCCCATCTTACCTTGCAAATATTGAAGTACCGTCGGGAAATGAGCCTTAACTTCACGGCCCATTATACGACTTGCGCCACTGATCTAAGCGAGGCTATCAAGCAGCGACATATAAAGGTAGAGGATCGTATCTACCGGAACTGGCTGATCCTGCTCGCTACCTATCGTACCTTGCACGAGTATCTGACGCTTCCTTTCGATTACGACGAGATCAAAGCGCTTTGCGTAGATATGATCATCCGTCAGAACAAGGAATGCAAGAGCAATAACGAGCTGTCCGGATTCTGGTCGATGATCAGCTACTTGAACCAATCCCGTGAGATCTACCTGAACGCGGACTTCAAGATAAAATTCGAGTTGTCTTTACGCCTGAAGGGAGGCCGTTCCATCGAGAACAAGGAGGCCAAGCAATACCTGTATCTTCGCAAGGATCGTATCTTCCAGTTGTATCAATACCACAGCAAGATATCCGGAGCGGAAAAGCCGTTGGATAAGACCTCGTTGATATTCTACCTTCAGAATAGCCCCGAGTTCGTCGGCGAGAAGCAAACCGTACGTTTCAAGAACATCATCCGGGGAATGGAGGAAAAAAAGGAGGACGCTAAAGGCAACCTTATCGCCACGAGCGGAACCGCCCAAGCCATGCTTTTCGATTACGACTTGATTAGGAAGAACTACGACATCGATCTTGATACCTACGAAAGCACCGACGCGGACGAGGACGATTCCAAGGTGACGCAACCCGGAGAGGATTTACCATTTTAACAACCATACAATATACCAAGCGATGAGAACGAATACCAAACGCAACCTAATCCTTGAGGCCACGGAAAGAGAGCTTCGGGATATTTTCGAGAAAGAAGGGTGGGACGAATATTATACCTTCGCCTCCTTCCTCCTGCAACATAAAAAAAACGGATGTAAAATCATAAAAGACTAAAGAGCATGGCATTCAGAATGGATAATTACATGGAACGATGGGCCGCCTTATATAAAGGAATCCACCATACGCAAAAGGCCCCGCGCTTTTTCCGCTGTAACGACGAGATGACTTTCGACGAGTTCCTACAGAACTACATGAGGATAGCGGAGCCGATATGCGGCATACGTACCAATATGGAGGGAGATATGGATATCACCAAGCGAGTACTGAAGCCCGTCTACCTGTTGATGTTCCTCCAGCGTGCGGATCCGAGAAACTTCAGGAACATAGCGGACGTGAAGTATCGCTGCCTTTCCATTGCGGAGGATTTCCTTATCGCCTTGGAAAAGGATCAGAAGGAGGCGGCGAGACAAGCCACGTCATCCGCCTTGCTAAGGCTGGACCTCGGCAATGTGCGTTACGATACGATGGGGCCGTTGACCAGCGCCAACTTTTACGCCATCTTCGTAACGATAGAGAGCTTGGAGTACCATAAGAAATGTTACTCCCCTTCGGATTACTATCCGGAGGAGGAAGCCGATTGGTTGGAACACAGGCGGGATTGATACCCTCCCGGAAAGCCGTACGGATAAGGAAACAGGGCCGTACAGGAAAATATCTCTAGCCGTACAGGAAAGTCTTGCTTACTGTACGGCTTTTATTTTGCTGATATACAACCGTATAAACTAAAAAATAAAGGAAATATGCGCTAAAACTAAATATGAAAATTTTCAGCTAAAAAACTCTTCTACATGTTACACATCTTCCACATCGTTAATAATCAGATATTTATCTTCTAAAATCAAGTTAAACATCGTTCTACATTTTTCTACAAAGTGTTAATTACTGTCATTTTTCTACATTGTTCTACATTTTACACATTTGTAGAATACTTAAAGTGTTGATTATTAACGATGTGGAAGATGTGTAACATGTAGAAGCGAAAATACCTTGAGATTTTAGAAAAAAATATCACGTAAACGTAAACTTTTCGTCAACTAAAAACATTTAATGAGTATAAAGTTTGCTATCTTTGCTTTTGGAAATCAAATATTTATAGCTTATGAAACCGATTGTCTATATCAAGATGAAACCGTATCTCAAAGAATTCATTCTTGGATTGGAAGGCCGTGACGGGAAAAAACTATATGGAGCCGAACCCGTGCAGTTCCCTAAGAAGGACATGTTGAACCTGTTGGTGGATCGTTTGCGTCGTAAGCCGGGGCCCGGATGCAAGCAAGCGAAACCCTCCTCGGAGAAAGACAGGGAGAATTACTTGAAAATAACGTTCGAGACCGATCCGATGGATCGCCGTGATGAAATACGCATTTATCTCTCGCCGGAATCCCAAGTGCGGATAGCGAAGTATATCTACAATATGTTTTGCGCTACCGCCTACGAATACGTGAACGAGCATCTTTCATACCAAAAACGATGTTTTCCGGGCGAGACTCCCCGAAAGAACATTGCTTACCGGGAGTTTTGTGAGGAATATGGATTAACCAGAGCCGACGAGGATTCGATCCGAAAAGCCTTCGATAGGCAAGCCCGGATGTTCGTAGTGGATGGCGTCAAAAAAAATTCGAGAAAAAACAAAATAATCGCCCTTTTGGGGCAAATAATCGGCAGTTTGAGACATCGGATTGCGCAGTTTGCGACTGAAACCGCCAATTGTTTTTTATTAACGCACTAACCCTTTACAACTTAAAAGATTATGAACTGTTCGGAATTGATAGCGGATATTATCAGCATAAAGGCATACGATTTCAAGGATGTCAGCCTCGCTTTACCCTATACCCATGACATGACCGTAAAGGCATCGTCGGTCATCTTTTCCGGTTTGCCGGTTATCTTGTCGCTGAAGGAAAACTCGGGGGAGGCCCGTTGCGTATTGAGTTCGAGTGAGGCGGGAGACATCTATCAAAACTCCCTTTCCTGGCAGACGGACGATACCGAACCGGAAACCTTGCGGCAAATAAGCGCTCTCACGACCGGACGTACGCACTACTTGATTACTACCTATGCCGGTACACGTAAATTACTCTATAATTGGTGTGGCATAGGCCGTACAAGACTGGAAGCCTCCCTAAGCGGAAGCTCCGAGACGATAGGAGCGTCATTCAGCGTGAACAGCCGTTTTCCCATATTGACACTCCTGTAGGCCGTCCGTCCGGACGGATAGTGTCCTTTAGTACGCTGTTATACATATATATATTCGTGTGGTTTTATAGGTTGAAAGATTCACTAACCTTTATTTAACTTAACACGATGACAAATTATTATTCCTTTCTGTCGGAAGTGATGCGATCGAGTGTATGGATGATGCACCCCGATATATTCCTATACTATAAGGAGATCCTTACGCTCGGGCGTATTGGCGGCGAATTTCCCGAGGTGAAGTGGGACGCTAAGCGTGAGGAAGGGAGCCTACTTCTCTTCAGACCCGGTAAACGGGAACCGGAGACCCGTCTGATCCAGACGCAAAATCCACACTGGTACTCTTCGGAGGATATCGCTAAAGATGACCAGATCATACATGTTCTCCCTGTCTCCGGCCCGATTACTCATGGCGGCGCTGAGTGCTCATATGGGACCCGTGAGATGGCGGATCGTTTTATATATTCGGATAATCAGGATTGCGTTATCGGGCATTTGGTATTGCTGGATACTCCGGGTGGTTCCGCCACGGCGAATGACTTGGATAGCGTATTCGCTAACGCCAAGAAGCCTGTAGTCGGCTTGATTCGGGGAATGAATGCCAGTAAGGGCGTTTGGATCTCTTCCTTTATCCCTCATGTATTTGCCGAGCGTGAAGATGTAGAGATTGGTTGCGTAGGTGCTTTATGGGCGATGCGTGGCATCCGTAACGGCGTGAACGATCGCAATGAGGTGTATTACGAGGTATACGCTGACAATTCAATCCACAAGAATAATGAGTATCGTGAGGCTATCCAGAATGATAACGTGCAACCGGCTATCGATGCCCTTAATGAGATAGAGGCTGATTTCCGGGCTACCGTGAAACGGCGTTGGCCGAACGTGCCTGATGAGAAGTTGACGGGAAAGATCTATAAAGCGTCTGAGGTGATCGGCGAGATGGTGGACGGGATAAAGACTTATGGAGAGGCCGTGAATTTCCTCTTTGAGTTGGCGGGCGTAGACCGCGAACAATCCGGAGTGGTCACTCGTGTCGGTGTGATCGGCACGGAGGAAGCTATTCCTGTGACACCCGAAAATGAGATAACCCAATCTGCCACCGGAACCGAGGAGCCGGTACAGAACAACAATACTAACCCTCAAAAACTGATAATCCCTATGATCAACAAAGAAACGTTGGAAGCTATTCCCGGTATGGGTGCTGTTGCGGTAGATGAAGCGGGTAACGCGTCTCTCACGGCAGAGCAGTATGATATACTGAGCGAGCATTTGGCGAAAGGTAACGCCGCTATGCGGTTGGCGAGTACTCAGCAAGAGACCATCGAAGGCTTGAGACAGCAAGTCTCTACGAAAGACAATGCTATCAAAGAACTGTCTGAGGCGACGGGTAAAGACATCGAGCAACCGGTGGTAACGGAAGATCCCGATCTGGACTCGTCCGCATCTCAAACGTCTATACTGAACGGCGTGACGAATCCCGCCGAGAAATTCAATTTAGTATCCCAGAAAGCTAAACAGATGGGATTGATTTAAACCCTTAAAAACCAAAGAAAATGGGAGTGATTCAAGATGTGAAAAGCCTTATTGACATTAATGGGCTTAACGAGACCGCGAACCGTATACGCCCGGAACTGATGATGTTCCCCGCCGTATATGTCGGGAACGAGTTGAACAAGATGGGTGTCTCCGTTATTCCGGGCATCCAGAATAAGCTGACCTCTTACAGCTATCTCCGCTACGGAGGTATCATGCGCCCCTATTATCCGGGCATGAGCGTGCGAAAGGACGCTATCGGAAAGATCGAGGAGAATACGTTGCAGGTATATCTTGCGGCGGGTATCTTGCAGGATAATATCCAGAACTATACCCAATTCGCCTTGGGTAATTATAATTTGCTAGGTTCAAACAAGACCTATAAGCATCCGTTTAACGACATCGTGCTTTATTCCATCATGAAGACATGGAGCGAGGACTTGATAGATGCTTTTATGTTCGCTAAGCGTAAGGCGGACGGTAAGAATAAATACGACGTGTTCGACGGCATCTATACCCAGATCCTAGCCGCACGTGTATCCGGACGTATCTCCGAGAGCCGTCATAACCTGATCCCTACCGGTCCTATCACGGCCCCAGTCGATGACTCCGATACGCAAGCCTTGGAAAAGGTACATTCCTTCCTCTCGCAAGCGAATCCGGCCTTGACTCGTGGCGGCGCTATCTTGAACGTTACTTCCGGATTCGCTGCGGATCTCCAGTCGGCTATCTTCAATAAGTTCAAGTATACCTCTACCGTCGATCAGTACGGAACGTTCAAGATCCCGGCTTGGCCTACCATCGTGGTCAACCCCTGTATCAATATGGGCGAGGGAGACTTGATGATCTTGTCGAAAGGCAATATCATGCAATTGGGCCTTGACTCGGTGAGCGATGACGAGTATGTAATGGTTCGCCAGATCGATGACGACGCGAACGTACTTACGTTTAACATCCAAGCTCGCTACGGAGCTAATATCGCCACGTTCGACAGTACGATGTTCGCCGTGAACGACGGAACCTTATCTCCTATCGCCTATGCGGGCGACATTACGGGACCGGATGAGTATACCGTAAACGTTACCGCCGGAGCGAATGGAACCGTGACCGTAACCCCGAAGCAAGATAAATACGCCTTGGGCGATCGGATCGAGATGGCAGCTACCCCGAGCGAGGGATACGAGTTCGATAAATGGTCTGATAACTCTTTGGATAATCCACGCCGCTTATTGGTGAAGGATGATGTTACGCTAGAAGCCTCGTTCAAATCTAAAACCGTATAATCATGGCAGGAGTAGTCAGTACACTTTGTGATTTTGCCGACCAGAACGCCGCTTCAAACTGCGGCGAGGCTCTATCCGGTATCGCCACCACTGCGTATATCGGGTTTAAGAACGACTTGAAGGAACCTTATCCCAAGCTGAAAGTGCCGGGGACCGACGACGCTGATTTCGCCTTGAGCGAATACGCTAAAATCGAGGATTCGCCCGGTTTCCAATTCAAGGCCGGCAAGCATTTTTATAAATGGGAGTTCGATACGGAGAGCGGCCAGCTCACCTCTTCCAGCTCCGGGCAGCAAAAAGGTTTCGTGCAGACCTTCACTTTCTTGATGAAGAATATGACGCCTGAGTTATCGGCGCTGATGCGCAACCTGAATAACCGGAAAGACGTATTTTTCCTTTTTCCGGAGGATGACCATTACGTAGCCATCTACGATCCGGATCGTAACGTGAATATCGCCGATGGCGGTATCGCCTACGATTCAGGAAAGGCTATCGGCGATGATTCCGGCACGACCGTTACCGTGACGTTGCCTACCCGTCTTCCGAAGACGTATTATTTCGGTACCGTCGTCACGGAACCCGCCGCCGGCGCATAGCGAATAATTGATTTTCTAAAATTAATAGAAGGAGAAGCAAAGCGTAACCACCCGTGGCGCTTCTCCTTCCATGTTTAAAACAAGCCCATAAAAATTATGATATATAAGAACATGACAGACGAACAATGGGAGAGTTGGAAAAGCCGGGTACAAGCCGCCCTCGATACCGACCTGAAAGAGTATAATCATTTCCTTGCCCTGCTGATGGAGGTATCGGCAGATTGCTCCGTGAACCGGCAATTCCAGATCGGGGAAAAATCCCGTTATATGGCTCGGCTGAAAGAGGTATTATCCCGCATCAAGCGAATGACGAACTATCCCCGTTTGATTACGAAGGAAAATCCCGCCAAGCCCCTGTATATCGCGCAGATCCCGATCCATGAGGAACGCCAGATACCCGGACAACTAGCGCCGGAACCAATCCCTCCCCTGGCGACCCCACCCGCATGGAACCGCTACTCCGATTTCAATAGCTATAAGGAACGGCTTTCGCCGGAACTGCGTCAGGAGGGCGAGAATCTGCTTACTTGGTTCGCGAACCGCCAACGCTTGCACGAGTTATCCAAGAACCAAGTGCGCTCCGGCGTGCCGAAGGAAGAAATCGCTAAGACCGTTTCGGCCCTCGATGCGCAAAATGAGCAAATAGAGGCTTATTTCGACCGAGTGGAATCTTATATGACCGGAGCGAATCCGGATGATCCCGATAATGACGAGGACTTGCGATCCCGCACGAACGGGAAACCCTCCGGATCGTACACGAAAGAGGAGATCGACCAGATGATGGGAGATAGCCCGGAATTCGCCACGCTTTGCAAGGTAAAGCGTATAGAGTCTCATAAGAAGTGGCTTAGCCGTACGGATATGAAGAATCCTAAAAGTCCGGAAGAACGGGCGCTTCGGATCCGTGAGTTGAAGGAATGGGGTGTAGACGTGTCCGCTTATGTCTGATATCCACGCCCATTATCCCTATCTGGAACCTTGCCTCGGATGCTTCGAGAATGATTTGCGGGAGCTTTCGGAGCGACCCGGGTCGCCCATCTTCTTCGGCAACGGGGATCTCTCGATGAACCGCTTCCTGCTTGCCTTGTGCAAGCTGGTTCCCGGGGCAGACCTCACCATCTGTTGTTATTCCCTTTTGCCGAGTACGATGGTATATCTGGCGGATTTGCGCAAGGCCCACGACTTGGGGGAGATAACCGTGTTCTGTAATAGCTATACAGACTTGGACGATTTCAAGAAAGAGAAGTTCGCCTCCATCCACGTGATTAAGGCGGACGTGAATTTCTTCTTGCTGCAAGCAACGAACGCGAGTAGCTCTATGACCCTAACCGGGGTATTCATGCAGGATTACCCAAGCCGCCGCTTGGACTTGTACACCCTGCACAACGATCCCGCCGAGCAATCATTGATACGTAAGACCATTTATCAAGCATTCCATAAACCCCTGAACCATGTCCGGAAACAACCGTAGCTCCTTCCAAGAGCGCCTCTGCCTTCATTTCTACGACAATGAGGACGATTTGCAGCAACACTTCTCTTCGCTTGAGATAGGTCGCTTGATGCGCCTCCGGGACTTGGATCGGGAGGTCCTGCGGAATCCCATGCGTCCGGATTCCGACCGGGTACGTTGGCTCCGCAATAAATATAAGATCGGCGAGCGTCAGGCCCATTATGACATGGCAGACCTAAAAGTGGCCGTAGGTGCCTTCAGCGTGAATAACAAGGAATACGAACGCCGTGAGCTATCCGAGGGATTGCGGCGCATGATGCGACTTGCGGAAGACAAGAACGATCTGGCCTCCTATGCCCGCCTTGCGAAGGAATACAAGGCCGTGAACCGCTTGGATAAGGACGATCCGGAACCTGTGGATACGAAGATGATACCGTTATCCGCACGCCCGACGATGGATCCGAAGTATGTCAACGACAAGTTCACGCCGGAGGTGATAGCGTTGATGAAAGCCGAGGTAGAGAAACGTTGGGGAAAGCAACTTGCCGAGGACGTGGATTACGAGGATATTCCCGAGGATCAGAAAGATCCGTTCTCACGATCGCAAATGGATATAGAAAAAAGAGACTCTTAACTGATTAATCTTATGATAGACATAGCGGATGAATCCATATCGGAACGTGAAAGGCTCTTTTGGCTGAATGAGGGCCAGTTCGAGGTCTTTGAAATGATGCCTCGCTTATTGACGTTGATTTGTTCCCGGCGTTGGGGCAAGACCCATTTGCAGGGAACGTTCTTGACACGTATCGTCTCTTACATGCCCGGCGGTAAAAGTTTTATTTACTGCGCTACGCTCAAGCAAGGACTTACCCGTACGATTCCCGGATCCATAGCGGCCATTGAGGACATCACCGGTTGGAAGCACGGAATTCATTTTTTCGTGGGATGCCATGCCCCGAAATCGGCGGGTTTCCTCGAGCCGATCGTGAGGCCCTATAATTGGGAGCACTGTATCCATTGGTTTAACGGGCATGTCAGCCATATCCTTAGTCAGGATATCAAGTTCTCTGCCAATTCCTTGACCTTGGACGGGGGATTGATCGACGAGGCCCGTATCATCAAAAAGAAAAAAGTGGATGAAGAGCTTCGGCCGGCCATATCCGGCACTCCCGGGAGATTCGAGGATTGCCCCCTAAAGAAATCGGTATGGATCACTACCGACCGTCCCCTTACGAGAGAGGGGCAATGGGTCATAGACCTTGAGGCGCAATCCACCCCAGAGATAGCGAAGCAATTAAGGGATAGCATAGACCGGTATCTTTTCATGGAGATGACGGGCTATCCCAAGAAATGGCTGGAAAAGGAGTTTGCCTTGATGAATGAGTTACGCCGTGATTGCCATCTATACCGGGAATACAATACCTTGATGAACCTCCCTATCGTAGGAATTGATTACATCAAGGATATGGAGCGAATCCTTCCCAAACGTATCTTCGATATATCCATACTGAATAAACGTGTTAAAAGGGCCTCCGATGGCTTCTACGGGGCTTTCGACGAGGCCCGGCATACGTATGTGGTAGATAGCGTGGATAAGATGGAGGACTTCCGTATCACCGTGAAGCCCACTCCTCGCAACCGCATCCGGACCTCTTTCGAGACTTACGACTTTAAGCGCCTGCAGGAACACACCTGTTTCCTAGACCTTGATATAGACCCTAAGCAGGGCCTAAACATCGCTTTCGATTACAACGCCCGGATCAACTGGGTAGTAACCGGCCAGAAAGGAAACATAAACGGCGTAGAGCGTCTGATGGTATTAAGCTCCATGTTCGTGAAGGATGAGCGGAAGTTGCGTGAGCTTTGCGATGATTGGGCGACCTATTACGAGCCGCACCGGATCAACAACAACCGGGTGAACTTCTATTACAACCAGACCGCCAAGCAAAAGCGTTACGCCAACAACGACCAGAACGAGCGTTTCTACGAGACCGTAATCGCTTGCCTAAGTGCCCGTGGCTGGAACGTGAACGCTATCGATATGGGCGAGGCCATGCTGCAAATGAGCAAGTTCTATCTGCTGGATGATGCTTTTAAGCATCGTTACAACACGAAAAAGGGGAAACCGAATCTTTTCCCGTACTTCAATAAGGATAACAATGAGTACTTGATAGCCGCTATTGAGAATACCGAGACCAGCGATAAATATGACGGTTTCGGAAAGGATAAATCCGGCGAGAAGAAGACGGATTCGGACGAGGATCGTGCCGAACTCCGAACCGACGGGACGGATGCTTTCGATGATCTTTATATCGGGATGAATAATTATTATCAAGAAGGATCGATCCGCTTCCCGGGAATAACGATCCGTTGAAAATATATCGCTATATTTTTCTGTAATTTAGATAATTATGGTATATTTGTAAACCATAAGATAAGATTAAGTAAGCCATTTCCCCCAAAAGCCGTCGCATGTGAATGTAACGGCTTTTTTATGCGCACGTCCCCCGAAAACTCTTTCCGAATCCGTCCGATCGTCTCTCCGATGTTACCGCAATCCTTCGGAATGCTAATAATTTAACACAAATGCCATTAATTCCCTAAATCTCGAGAAAAACCGCATCATTCCCCCTGAAAACCCCGCTCCGCCCTACGGAGCATCCGTCCGGGACGGACCTTGTCCCACGCAAATATGCCGGAATGTTCCACGGATGATGTACGTCTGGACTGGTGACGGGATTGATCCGTCCTCCGGGATGGAACCCGACCGGATCGAACCGGATCGCCCATCGAATGGCAAGACCCTGTCACCCCGCTAGAGGCCGCAAGCGCCATGCGCAAGGCAGGGGAGTTCCTTCGAAAAAGCGATCGAAAACAATAATAAATTTCCCGTTATCTTTTCTTTTAATAAAAAAACAGCTTTTCCTTGCGAAAGAATAACTAAATAGTTATCTTTGTATTGTCAAATTAAAACAGATAGTTATGGTTAAATCATCGGAGTTTCATAAATTTATAAAGAAACACGGAAAGAAAAGGGGATGGTATTATACGGGAGAGTCGGAAGGAAGCCATAGGATTTATAAGGACAGCGACGGAATACGTTATCCCGTACCTTACCATGGATCCAAGGAGATGGGAGAGGGATTGAGAAAGAAAATAATACGAGATATGGAGCTGGAATAGTGCTCCGTATCTTATATAAAAACATAAAAATATGGGAAATTTGATTGTAAAGATAGAGAGAGGGCCGGAGCTTTTCGGCGCATGGGCGGAGAATGTGCCGGGCATATACGGCGAAGGCGAGACCGTGGAGGCTACTAAAAAAAATTTGATGGACGGTATAAAGTTGTATCTCAAATATAACGATGTGATACCGGAGGCATTGAAAGGAGATATAACGATAGAATGGGTATTTGATACCCCTTCTTTGCTTGAGTATTATTCCGGTATCTTTTCTAAACCCGCTTTAGAAAAACTCACTGGGATCAATCAAAAGCAACTTTTTCACTATGCGTCTGGAAAAGTAAAGCCCCGTCCGGCTCAAAGGAAAAAAATATCAGAGGCCCTGCACCGTTTGGGCAAAGAGTTATTAACCGTTAATTTGTGATGTTTTAATTTGACAGTTTGATATTGCATTGCGGTTGGCCCCGTTCCTTTAAGGTTCGGGGCTTTTCTTTGTCCTTTCCGCTTGATTAGCCCTAACGATCGGCTTGGATGGAACCCGGAAGATAGAGGAAATCCATGCTATCAATATGGCTTATCTGCAAGAAATGGGAATTTGCTAAGAATCAAGGGATAGAATAAAAGAAAACGAAATCGCCGGGCCTCTCATAAGGAAGCCCGGCGGGTGGATCAGGGGTTAGCCTCGATGGTTTTAACGATGTCCTTCAAGCCTTCCAGCGTCCGGGCCTCGTAAAACTTTCCTTGGTGGGTGATAAGGGCGGTTAGTTCCTCTTTGCCGGCTACTTCTTCCGGGCTTGCGAATAACTGCCAGATGGGTACGTTTAGGGCGGCGGCTATTCGTTCGGCTGTTTCTATAAGCATTTTACCGGCAATTTGTTTGCTTAGAGCCTGTCTACTAACGTTTAAAGTGTCTGCCAATTGTGCGACATTCATTCCTTTCTCTTTTAATATTTCCTTTATTCTTGTCATTATATTTAATTTTTATTGCAAAGATATAT